AGAACGATTCGTTCACTCGCGCACAGTTCAAGAATCTTGTGGTTCCGTTCCTCAAGACGGTTCAGCAGCGTCGCGGCATCACCGACTTCAAGGTGGTATGCGATGAAACCAACAATACAGGTGAAGTAATTGATCGCAACGAATTTGTGGCTGACATCTTTGTCAAGCCAACCCGTAGCATCAACTACATCTCCCTGAACTTTGTTGCCACAAAGACAGGCGTAAACTTCACCGAAGTCGGGGCTTAAAGCCTAAATAAAACTAAGGAGTAATCCATGCCAGTAAATCCAGTAAACAACATTTCGGGATTCGTAAACGCCTTCTCTGGTGGTGGTGTTCGCACCAATCTGTTCATGGTCACGGGAAACATCCCTGACTATAACAACAACATCGCAATTTCTTTCTTGGTCAAGGCAGCACAGATTCCCGCTTCCTCGCTTGGAACAATTGAGGTTCCTTATCGTGGTCGCCGCATCAAACTGCCAGGCGACCGTACCTTTCAGGACTGGAGCATCACGGTCATGTCTGATGCCAACCTGAGTCTGCGTTCGGCTTTTGAAAGTTGGAGTAATTATTTCAATCAGCACATTGCCAATGTCACCGAAACCACCTTTATGCAGAAGATGCCTACTTGGTCGGTGACACAGTTGTATCGTGATGGTGAAGCCGTCCGTACATACAACTTCATTGGGTGCTTCCCGAGCGAAGTTGGTGCGATTGATCTATCCTACGAAAACAACGATCAGATTGCAGAATTTCCTGTGACTCTGAACTACTCTTGGTGGGAGGCTGCTCCAGGTGCTGCTGTTCCTGCTACTGGATCGCCGTTCGGTGTTGGACTTCAGAATCCTGATACCGTCATCGGCACAGGCTTCTGATACTCTCTTTTTGACAGGATTCTTTATTTATGGCTATCAATCTATTCGGCTTTAGTATTTCCAAACAAGAAAAGGAGACTTCTAAGGAGGAAACTCCAAAGAAGTCTCTTTCTTTTGTTGCACCAGACAATGATGACGGTGCAATTCCGATGGAAGTGGGTGGCTACTTTGGAGCCGCTGTTGACTTTGATGGCGCAATCAAGACTGATCTTGACCTGATCCGCAAGTATCGGGACATGGCAATCCATCCTGAAGTGGAGTCTGCCATTTCCGATATCTGCAATGAAGCCATTGTCTACGATGACACCTTTACCACCGTGAAAGTTGATACCACGAATCTCAAGCAGTCCAAGTCCATCAAGGACAAGGTTGAGGGCGAGTTTGATGAAATTCTAAAACTACTGAATTTCTCGCGCCGTGGCTACGAGATTTTCCGCAAGTGGTATGTGGACGGTCGCCTGTACTACCACATCATTATTGACGACAAGAACAAGAAGAAGGGCATTCAGGAGTTGCGCCCTATTGATCCTGTGAAGATCCGCAAGATTCGCAAGATCCACAAGAAGCCCATGTCGCAGCAGGCTCCACAGGGCGCACAGGTGGTGACCTCGGTGGAAGAGTTCTATGTGTACAGCGAACAGGAGCCAGGCTCCACCGCGCTGTCAATGGAAGGGCTGAAGATTCAGCCAGACTCCATCTGCTTTGTACACAGCGGTCTGTTTGACGGCTATCGCAAGAAAGTGATTGGCTATCTGCACAAGGCTATCAAGGCTCTAAACCAACTCCGCATGATTGAGGACGCAGTGGTGATCTACCGCATCACCCGCGCTCCCGAGCGGCGCGTGTTCTATGTGGATGTCGGAAACCTGCCCAAGCAAAAGGCTGAAGAGTATGTGCGCGGACTCATGCAGAAGTACCGCAACAAACTCATGTACGATCCACAGACAGGTGAACTTGCAGATTCACGCAAGCACCTGTCCATGCTTGAGGACTTCTGGATGCCTCGCCGTGAAGGCGGTCGCGGCACAGAGATCACCACGCTGGAAGGCGGACAGAATCTTTCGGAAATGGATGATGTCAAGTATTTCCAAAAGAAACTGTTCCAAGCCCTCAATGTTCCTGTGTCCCGTCTTGAAGAAGGCACAGGCTTCAACATGGGTCGCTCGTCCGAGATTTCACGCGATGAAGTGAAATTCTTCAAATTCATTGAACGCCTTCGTATGAAGTTCTCTGAAGTATTCCTTGAACTGCTGCGTGTGCAGTTGGTTCTCAAGGGCGTGATCCGTGAAGACGAATGGGAAGAGATTGAGTCCAGAATTGCTTTCAAGTTTGCCAAGGACTCGCACTTCTCTGAACTCAAGGAAAGTGAAATTCTCAAGGATCGTCTTGCCAGCGCACGCGATGCAGAAGACTTTGTGGGCAAGTACTACTCCCGTGAGTGGGTGCGTAAGAGCATTCTGCGTCAGACCGAGGACGATGTGGAGCAGATTGATAAGCAGATCAAGGAAGAGCAGGCAGCAGGAATTATTGCGCCTCCTGAAGCCGCTGCTGGCGTTGCCCCTGAAGGCGAACCTGCCCCTGCACCCGCGCCTACACCCGCTCCACAAGGCGGTGAGCAGCCACAGATCACCATTGGTGAGATTGTTCCCGATGACGAACAAGGCTACAACGCCTAAAGGTGTACACCATGATTCAATCATTTGAAGAATTCAAGACCGCTGTGATTACTTCCCTGCAAAACAAGGTGGCAGAGCGCATCTCTCAAGAGCGGGAATATATTTCAAACAGTCTGCTACAGGGAGAAATTGCAGACTCTGGCGCATCCGAAACCCAGTCAAACGCAGCCGAGAACTAAATAATTGGTCGTAAAGGAGACAGCACATGGACACAAACAAACAGATCGCAAAAGCAATGCTAAACAAGAACTTCGTGGAAGCGAAGGAACTTGTTTTCAAGTCCTTGTACGCCAAGGCTTCGCTTGCTATGGACGAGGCTCGTTACGATGTGGCTAACAGCGTGTTCAACGAAGCCAAGACCGCTCCTGACACTGGCGTTCCCGCTGGTGCAAGCGAAGACAAGTTCAAGGCTGCTCGCGCTACGATCAAGAAGGCTGGCTACAAGGCTAAACTCGGCAAGGGCGTTCCCGCTGGTGCGATGAAGGAAGAAGCCGAACTAGACGAGATGGCAATCACCGACGCCCGTGCGCGTGAACACGCTAGCGCAATAGATCGTGCTGCGTATACGAATCCTAATATCACTAACTCCAGTGCCTTCAACAAATTTAAAAAGGAACTAGCCTCCAAGAAACTGTACGGTCGTGGTGGCAAGATCGTGAAGGGCAAGCGCAAGCCCGTGAAGGAAGAAGCCGAACTAGACGAGATGGCAGTCACCGCCGCCCGTGCAAAAGAGCATGAGAGGAAGATCGACAAGGCTGACGAAAAGGCTTGGAGATATACGAATCCCTCTAATCGTCAGGGAATGTGGAAAGACGGTAAAGCCAAGAGTTCTGCTCATATCAAGAAGGGTAAAGGACTTGAGAAGGCTTACGATAAAGCCGTTGCACAGTCCAACAAAGAAGTAGCCTCCAAGAAACTGTACGGTCGCGGCGGCAAGGTGGTAAAGAAGGCGGGCAAGGACTAATGAAACTCATTACCGAAACCGTTCAAGACATCAATATTCTGACCGAAACCAAAGACGGTCAGAAGCACTACTTCATTGAAGGCGTGTTCATGCAGGCTGAAGCGAAGAATCGCAACGGTCGCGTGTACCCCATGCCTGTCATGGAGAAGGAACTTGGTCGTTATCAGAACGAATATGTAAAGACCAACCGCGCAATGGGCGAACTTGGACACCCTGAGGGTCCAACTGTGAACCTGGAGCGCGTGTCCCACTTGATCAAGGATCTGCGGCTTGAAGGCACTGATGTGTACGGCAAAGCCAAGATTTTGGATACCCCATACGGCAAGATTGTCCGCAACCTTATTGACGAAGGTGTCAAACTGGGCGTTTCGTCCCGTGGCATGGGCAGTCTCAAGGAGCAGGACGGGGTGAATGTTGTGCAGGAAGACTTCATGCTGGCTGCGGTGGATGTGGTGGCAGACCCCTCTGCTCCCAATGCTTTCGTCAATGGCATCATGGAAGGTCGGGAGTGGATTTGGGACGGTGGTGTTCTCAAGCCTGTAGAGGTCGAGAACTACAAGAAGATCATTGAAAAGACTTCATCGCGTAATCTAGAAGAACAAGCCATGCGGCTGTTCAAAGACTTCATTTCAAAACTCTGATTAGTCTACATATTTCCAACGAAGGAGATTCACAGTCATGGCAAGAGAAAACATCGAAGATGTCATCAAGAAGGTAATCCTGGGCGAAGGCTTCCTAGCCGAAAACGCTGAGGAGCAGGAGATCACCGAGGGAGAAGACACCTCCGATGAAGGTGAACTCTACGAGGAAGACCTAGACGAAGCCAAGGAGAAGGAAGAGTCCGAGGACGAAGAGTCTGAAGACGAAGACGACTCCGAGGAAGAAGACGAAGACACCGAAGAGGAAGACAAGGGCGAGAAGAAGATGCCTGCTTTCCTCAAGGGCAAGTTCGGCAAGAAGAAGGGCAAGACCGAAGTGGAAGAAGCCGCCGAGATTAATGCCATGTCTATGACCGATCTCAAGGGCAAGAAGTACATTGAGAAGGAAGATGCCTATTCCAGCGACAAACTGTACAAGACTGCCAACGGCAAGACCGCCAACATCGGCAATGCCATTGATCTTGACCACACTGGCAAGGCAATCAGCGACGACAAGTACAACCGCAAGACCATCACTCCCAAGGCGAGTGCTGCCAACGGCAAGGTAGAGAAGCCCACCATGAAGAAGGAAGACATTGATGCCCTCTTCAGCGGTCAGGAACTCTCCGAAGAGTTCAAGGCTTCGGCTGCTACACTCTTTGAGGCTCACCTCAACGAGCGCGTCCACCAGATTGAGGAAGAAGTTCATGCCAAGTACGAGACGCTTCTTGAGCAGCACACCGTGGCTGTCACCGAAGAACTCGTTGAGCGCATTGACGACTACCTGAACTATGTGGTTGAGGAGTGGATGCAGGAGAACCGCCTTGCTGTTGAGCAGGGACTCCGCACCGAGATCACCGAGAACTTCATTGGCAACCTCCGTTCGCTCTTTGCTGAGTCGTACATTGAGGTTCCCGAAGAGAAGTTGGATCTGTTCGAGTCCACCGTTGAGCAGGCTGAAACACTGGACGGCGAACTCCACGAGCAGGTTGAAAAGAACATGGAACTGGCTGAAGAGATTGAGCAGTTGAAGTGCGAGATCGTCTTCCGCGAGATTTCCGAAGGACTAACTGATACAGAGGTGGAAAAACTCCGTCGTCTTGCAGAAGACCTGGATTTCGACACCGTTGAGCAGTTTGCCGAGAAGGTCAGCGTTCTCCGCGAGAACATTGAAACCATCGGCTCCACCGTAACCGAAGAAGCAACCGAAGAAGGTTCCCTTGAGGAATCCTACGAAGACGCTTCCGAGGCTTCACCGCTTGTTGAGGCATATGTGCGCTCAATGAGCAAGACACGAGAGTAATTCACAGTCGCAGACTGTTTTAAAAGTTTCAAGGAGATACTAACATGGCAGAAGATAAGTTTCTAACAGAGCAGGCTATCCGTAAGTGGAAGCCCGTTCTCGACCACAAGGACATGGCTCCGATTACGGATGCCCATAAGCGCGCCACAATGGCTACCCTTCTGGAGAACCAGGAGAAGGCTATCCGCGAGCAGATGCTCGTTGAAGCACCAGCCAACTCGGGTGGTGCAGGTATGTCGGCTGTTATCAGCGGCAACACAAATATGCAGGGTTACGATCCAATTCTCATCCAGTTGGTTCGTCGCGCCATGCCCAACCTGATGGCTTACGATGTTTGCGGCGTTCAGGCTATGTCGGCTCCGACAGGCTTGATCTTCGCAATGCGTACCAAGTACAGCACACAGGGCGGCACTGAGGCTCTGTACAACGAAGCCGCTACTACATTCAGCGGTTCTACTTTTGCCACCAACAGCGGTGGTTCAGGTGGACCTGCTGGTGGTTCGGGTGGTAGTCTTACTGCATTCGGTGCAGGCACTAATGTTGATCCGTTCTACGGTTACCTTGGCACTTCCCTCAATCCGACTACCGATAGCGGTCTGACCACTGGCTCGGGTATTCAGACGAGCGTTGGCGAAGGTATGAGTCCTGCCGAAATGGCATTCAGCATTGAGCGCGTGGCTGTTCAGGCTTCGACTCGTATGCTTGCTGCATCGTACAGCGTTGAACTGGCTCAGGATCTCAAGGCTGTTCACGGTCTTGACGCTGAGACGGAACTCGCCAACATCCTCAGCACCGAAATCCTCACGGAAATCAACCGCGAGGTCATCCGCAACATCTACAAGACAGC